ATATAAAAGAGTATAATAGGATAGTAAGAATTTTCCTATTGTTAATAAATATGTTATTTTGTATTTGGATTTGTACTATATTTGATGTATGAATGAGATATATAAAAAGCATAAGTACTGGATTGGATTAGCCTATTCATTTGGAATTATAGATTTTCCTGAAGATGCGGTACAGGATGCATATCTAAAAATATATGGTAAAGAAAATATAAACGAATCCTATTTCTATTTTACCCTGCATTCAATCTGTATGAATATGCATAACAAAAGAAAATTAGAAACTATACCTTTTTATGATAACTTGGATGCTGAAGATATTGAGCCATCAACAACAACAGATATAACAGATGTATTATTTACTTTAGATAATTGGACTTGGGATGAAAAGCTATTCTATTTAAAATATATTGAAGAAGAATTATCACTTCGCAAATTTGCTTTAAAATACCACTACAATTACACTTGGGTTTATAGAACACTAAAAGAACTAAAAGACCGTTTGAAACAAATTAAGGATTAATACGTTTAATTTAAAAACACTATATCAAAATGAAAAAAGAAAATCAAGAAATAATCAACGATCATTTCAATAATAAAAAGGAATTGACTTTAGGGCAAAAAATTATATTAGCTGAAGTTTACAAAGAAGAAGTAGGAGGATTAGTAGATGCAAATGATAATGACTCACAATGGAGAAGTTATACAGATATACTATCTACATTTGTAGAAGCACCAAAAGCAAAAGGTAAAACTGAATAACCAACTTTTTTCAAAATGGAAGTAGTTAAAAAAAATGGAGGTGCAAGACCAGGAGCAGGAAGAAAACCAAAGATAGATGAGATAACACTTATTGAGTCTATGGATGCTATTGCAGTGCCTCAAGAAGTATGGGCAGCTTTAGCATTAAAGGTTACTAAAGGAGATACAAATGCTATTAAGACTTGGTTACAATATCGTTATGGAATGCCTAAACAAGTTATCGATCAAAATACAAATCTTAATGTAAATGATTTTGATTTAAAGGATGTAATAAAATTTAAATAATGCTACAAATTTCAAGACCAGTTTACAATCGAATAGTTCAGGATGCAAATAGTTTAGAAGTAAAGCCAAATGTAATTACAGTCCATCCGAGAATATATAAAAAACTTTGTAAAGAAATGAAGCACAAAGTAAGAATAGTTTACGGAATGACACTCACTAATTTTTATGCTAAATCTTAATTCTAAATATCTACCACTTTATGAGAATGAAACAAGATATTTCATAGTTACAGGAGGTAGAGGATCAGGCAAATCTTTTGAGGTCGGTGCTATGGCATCGACTTTGTCATTTCAATCAGGGCATAAGATATTATTCACAAGGCAAACAATGACATCCGCACACCTATCTATTATTCCAGAGTTCCAAGAAAAGATAGACCTAATGGAAGCAAATGATTTGTTTGAAGTCAATAAAGGTGAAATAAGGAATAAGAAATCAGGAACGGATATAATCTTTAAAGGAATCAAAACAAGCTCAGGAGACCAAACTGCAAACCTTAAATCATTACAAGGTGTTACCACTTGGATATTAGATGAAGCAGAGGAGTTAGTAGATGAGGATATATTTGATAAGATTAATTTATCCATTAGGCAAAAGGGAGTACAGAATAGAATTATTTTAATTTTGAATCCTGCAACTAAAGAACATTGGATTTATAAAAGGTTTTTTGAAAGCGAAGGAATATCTGAAGGCTTCAATGGTACAAAATCAAATGTTACTTATATCCATACAACTTATCAGGATAATATAGAGAACCTGGACCAATCATTTATAAATGAGATTGAAAAGATAAGAGAATTAAATCCTAAAAAATATAAGCACGTTATTTTAGGAGGATGGCTTGACAAAGCAGAAGGAGTAGTATTTACAAATTGGAGATTTGGAGATTTCAATCCTGATAATTTGCAGACATCATTTGGACAAGATTATGGATTTAGTATTGATCCAACTACATTAGTTGAGGTTGCAATAGATAAAACTAAAAAGATTATCTATGTAAAGGAGCATTTATACAAGCCAAAATTAACCACAAGTGAAATAGTATTCTATAATAAAAACATTGCAAGAGAAAGGCTTATTATAGCTGATAGTGCAGAACCGAGATTGATTGCAGAGATGGCAGCAAATGGATGTAATATAATAGCAACTGCAAAAGGACCAGGATCAATTACTGCAGGATTAGCATTGATGCAAGATTACACTATTATAGTAGATGAGGCAAGTAGTAACATTGCGAAGGAACTAAACAATTATGTTTACTCGGATAAGAAGTCTGGATTGGTAATCGATAATTGGAATCATAGCCTGGATGCAATCAGGTATAATATCTTTTTTAATTTAAGCAATCCTGATAGGGGCAAATACCACATCTACTAATGAACTATTCTTATATGATAGCTTTTATTCAATGTTACATCCATTTGATGACAGGGCAGGAAGTACAAATTTCATTACCGAAAACATACCAACAGGTACAGAAGTTAAGGCAAATGTTTGAGATAGTAAATGAAAGGATAAAAATATTTTAAAAAAAGTTTGGTAGTTTAAAATATAATTATATATTTGCATAAGTATTAACAACTAAAAAAAAAATTATGTTATCAAAACAAAAATACCAGGTTTATTTTATCGGAGTAGCAGCAGCTTATTTTGTAATTAGTTTAATAGTTAGATAGTATGAAAAAATACGATGTAACAGGATGGTTCAGATATGGCGATAATGAAAAGGATTATCAGCACGCTGAAATAGTAGCAGAGAATGAGCAAATGGTGATCACACTATTTAGAGATATGTACAAAGAGAATTTTTTTGCAATAGATATAAGGTTAGTTAGTTAATATTTTGGTTTTTTGTTTAGGCTTAAAAGGCGTTCCGTTATGGTTCGCCTTTTTTGTGTGAAACAAATTTTTATTAAATACGTTTAAAATATATGAAGTTAGAAATCACAATACCGACAAAATTAAATGAGATTAAATTATCTCAATACCAGGCGTTTTTAAAGATTGCTAAAGACAATGAAGATTCCGAATTCCTGCACCAAAAGATGGTACAGATTTTTTGTGGAATTGATTTAAAAGATATTGCAAATATTAAATATAAAGATGTAAACGATATAACTGCTTCACTTGGGGAGATGTTTAATCAGGAGCATAAGTTGATCCAAAGATTTAAATTAGGTGGTACTGAATTAGGATTCATTCCCAATCTTGAGGATATGACATTTGGAGAATATACAGATTTGGATACATATATAACCGATTGGGATATGATACATAGGGCAATGGCTGTATTATATAGACCGATTAAAAAGAATGGCTTAAATGGCACATATGAGATTGAAGATTATAATGGAACGGTAACTTATGGAGAGGTTATGAAGTTTGCACCACTTGATGTTTGTTTAGGTGCTACGGTTTTTTTTTACAATTTAGGGAACGCATTACTGAACGCTACGATTGCTTATTTGGAGAAGGACAAGGAGGTACAGAATATTCTGCTACAGGGCAATTCGGGCAAAGATGGGGATGGTATAGTTCAATCTATGCTATTGCTCAAGGAAACCTTACGAGATTTGACGAAGTTACAAGATTAAATATACACGAATGCTTAACGTGGTTAAGTTTTGAGAAGCAAAAGAACGAATTAGAAGCTAAAATGATAAAGAAATGATAGGATATTACCAAGTTTTAAGCACAATTGAAACGCAATTAAAGCAAGATTTGTTCTGTAAGACAGTAACAAGTGGATCTATTTTTAATATTGCACTAAATAAACAGGATATTTATCCAATATCTCACATAGTTGTAAACTCATTTAGAGAAGAAGGAGCTGCATTTGCTTATAATATATCTGTTATTTCAATGGATTTAGTCAATGATGACGATACAAATGAGCAGGATGTAATGCATACGCAGTCAATGGTGGGTATAAAATTAGTAGAATTACTTAAAAGAGGTGATTTATTTACAGATTTATACCAATTAACTGGTGCTGTAAACTACGAATTTTTTAGAGATAGGTTTGAGGATAAGGTTGCAGGATGTACAGTTACATTTGATATATTAGTACCTAATGATATGCCTATAAGATGAGCCGCCAATTAGAAAAAGTTGATAAGACTATTAAAATGTTTCGTGATTATGTTATCCGAGAAGCAAAGGATAATTTAAAACGAGGTGGACAATATGGAAGTTATAATAATACAAGTACATTATCTAATAGTATAAAAGGTGAAATAATTACTGAAGATAAATTTAGTATTGTTGGTTTTACAATGGCTGATTATGGATCATTTAGAGACAAAGGTGTAAAGGGTAAAACAAGTTCGGCAAAAGCTCCAAATAGTCCATTTAAGTTTGGAAAAGGTACTGGACCAAAAGGAGGATTAACACAAGGAATTAATAAATGGGTGCGACAAAGACGCTTTCAATTTAGAGATAAAAAAAATGGTAGATTTTTATCTTACCAGGCAACTGCTTTTTTAATTACACGGAGTATTTTTCACAAAGGAATTAAACCATCTTTATTTTTTACAAAACCTTTTGAAGCAGGATATAAGAAATATATAGATGTAGATTTAGTAAAAGCATTTGGACAGGATGTTGAAACAATGGTAGATTATAATTTAAAAGATATAAAATGAACATAGTAAAAATATACAAAGGAGACTATGAAACTCCAACTTTTGTAATAGAAAGTATAAACATAATAGATTCAAGTAAGTACGTTTGTTTATGGACTTGCAAAGAAGAAATTTATATTGATGAAACTTTGATAGATACAATATACCA